ACATAAACCTTTACTATATTACCAAACTTTGATGGGATGTTCATAATACGTGCTTCGTAATCTTCTTTCGTTACACATCTTTGTTGTGTTGTGAAGAATGCTTTTGTTTTTTCTCTTATCTCATCAACATCCTCCTTGTCTTTACCCCCTCTAGCTGGTATATTATTTGTAACAGTTAATAATGTTGCATCTATACTAGAATTATTTGATAACGGTGTAGGTGATGTGAATGAAGTTATATCACCTGTAGCTGCATTAGAATTTATACCACCACCCACTCTGTAAGTTACAGTTAAAGTTGTTTGGACAGGTGTTTCACCTAGTGTTGAGTATTCATCACCAAGTAATGGATTTATAGAATCGTGTAAATTATTTGTTTGTCCTGGTATTACAATACCAGCCTGTTCTAAATCTAAAAACCCACTCTCTATTCCTTCACTATTTTTTAATATACCATTACCAAATATTAATGATGTTGTATTATCTTCATTTGTTTCACGGATAAATCTTTTACTTGTTTTTATATATTGTAAAGAATATGGTACTGGAACATCAGTTGTAAAATGATCACCATCTAAATTATAATAAGCATCAAGTCTACCAGTATCTTGTGTATAGTGTGTTGGAATTGGAACTTTATCTTGAGCTAAATAATCAACTTCATACCAGTTGTTTCCATTTGTATCAACTGTACTAATTATATCAATTACATTTGTATCTGATATTGTTAATTTTAAGAATTTAGTTGGTGATGTTACCGAAAAAGTTTTTGTTTTTGTTTCAGCGCTTACAGCTCTTACTGTTCTTGATAGTGTGTAAGAAGAAGCTAATCCGCTCGTAGCTTTTGCTCTAACAACAGCAGTATCAGTTGATTGAGATATTGTAAAATCAACTTCATCTAATGTTTCAAATAATAAATCAGAATTACTTAATGATGATACTTGAATACCAGTATTCCACACAGCCGTATCTGTATAATCTACTTTAGACGCGTCTTCTGAATCCGCGTTTACTTCTGATGTGAATGTCAAATCAACATACGCTGGAACAATGGGTTTTACTTTGTATCCTAACATATTAGCCATATTAACAACATTTCTTCGTTCTTCTGCCAATGGTAACATCATCTCACGATATTGTTGGTCGATATAAAATGATAATACATCTCCAACATACGCAGACATTTCTATTAACATCATTCCAGGTGAGGTTTCATTAAAATCACGATATGTATTTGGAAAATAAGATTTAGCATAATTTATAAGTGAACCTTTTAAACTTGAAAAATCTTTATTCAAATAGTCTACATTTGATTCTTTAAATTCTTTTTTATTATATGAAGGCATTTACTCTATTCTCCTATTTCAATAGATACTGATTCTAATGTATTTGGGTCTTGTGTTATATTAAATATTATATTTAGTTTCAATGTAGTATCTTCCTGATTAACTTTAATATCTCGAATTTCAACAAACGGTAACCATACTTTAAGTTTATCAAGTATATTATTTTGTATTGAATGAATAGATTCTTCTGTAATCTGTTCAAATGTAAATTTACGAAGGTTTATTCCTAATTTAGGTTGAAACAATCTTTCACCTTCGTGTACTTGTAATAAATTTCTAATATTATTTTTTACAGCTTCAATCGTTGTTGATGTAGAAGCGAAATATCCTTCAGGTCCTTCTGATTTTCTAATGGGTAAATCTATTCCAATAAATATGTTTTCATCGTTATCTTCTATATACGGTTTTCTTGTTGTATCTTTTATTGCCATCTTATAATAAATCCTCTATATCTTCTCTAAATAATTTAACTGTTGTAAATTCTCTTTGACCAGATTCGTCTTCGACATCAAAATCATCTTGTGAATCTGGGTCTTCTCCTATATAAACATAACCAGTTGATTCTAAACCACCAGCATCTTTACCAACGTCAATAGTTTTAGTTAAAACACCATTCCGTAAACTACTTGGATTAAGTGGAACAGGTACTGCAGCTGCTGGAACACCTCCTGGATATGGTATATCTATACTTTGAACAGATGGTAAAATATCACCTTGTTGAGGTGGTATAGTAAAATCTTCCAATACAACATTAGCCTTTAATTGTGTAATTTTAAATTCAACATTTGTTAAAAAATTAACAATCGCTTCCGTCATCAAATTAGCTTCTACTTCTAAGGCAGAACCAACTGATGAATCTATTTCATCTTCGGATTTACCCATGATTTTAAAACATTCTACTTTCGCTTTTATTAAATCATCCTTTAGACCCATTAGATTCCTTTTTTCTTATCTATTGCTTTCATTACAGCTCTATAATCTTTTTTTAGAAAATCAGCTGATGGGTCTTCTGGATTCATTCCCATTTGTCTAGCTAAACTACCATCGGTGTTAGTTGAACTATTATTCATCATATCACCATAAGACTTACCCATAACATCATTCATCTTACTTGAATCAAATGTTCCACCACCCATTGATTTCCATTCTTCTGTTTGTGCTGTTTCATTTAGTACATCATTTAATATAGAATTATTTGTATATTCTTTTTTCTCAATAATTTTCTTTTTTGGTTTTGTTTTTCTAATCTCACCTGTAGCTGCTGTCATCACCTGTGGTGGTTGTTTCAATTCAGTTATTACTTCGTGAATTGCCATTGCTACTTCTTCTCTTACTATATTTCTTATTACTGTTTTTATGTTTGTTTTTTTCTTCATATAACCTCCTATTGTTTATCACCATTTGGTTCTATATAATGGTATTGACTTAAAATTTGTTCTAATTTTTGTTCTATTGGTTCAATCTTTAAAGCAAAAGATTCTGGTGCGGGTGTTCCATCAGTTAATGGAACCGGAACTCCTTGTACCAATGCACTTGCATTTTTCAATGCTGTTAATGTATCTTGTAATACATCTAAAAGTTTGTTACCCAAAACCATTTTCTCCATCGCCTTGTCCGAATCTCTAGGTGATTGATTCGGTGATGGATTCCCTAAATAAATATTACGAGATTCAATTATTAAATCCTCATTTGTTGAAATTGCTAAATTTCTTCCACTTCCAATATGTATATCTTTATTTGACGATAAATAAATATCATCTAATTTTGAATTTAAAGTAATTCTATCTGAACTAAATAAAATTTGATTAGCTTTTATTCCCTCAAAAATTGGTTCTCCATTTTCATCTATTTCTCCAGTATCCTTTGAACCATATCCATAAAGTATTGGGTCAATATCATCTAACTGATTTATTGAACTAATTAAATTACTCATCAATCTTTTATTTTCTGGTACAGCATCTGATGCTAATTGAAATCCAGGTACAAATACATTTTGTACTATATCGTCATATCCACCAAAATGTTGTCGTAATGACCCATTTGATGTTATACTAATTAAACTTCCATCTGATATACTTTCTACATCATTATTGATGTCTCGTTTATTAGAAATAAATACATAAGGATTATTACTTCTACTACCTATCCGAATACTATTACCATGACGACCTTCAAAAATAGTATCACCTGTTGTTTCTCTAACAGCTGTACCAAAATCTAATCCGATATTTCTAACTTTAATTAATCGTTTATATAAAAAATTCTTATTGAAATTTGGACTTGTACCATCACTTCCTCTAGGAGATATATCACCTACATCCTTACCTATTAGTTGTTCAGGTGTATATAAATTATCTTTATTCCAAGTAACTTCATTAGTATTAGTACTAATAGGACCTAAATAATATTTGATATTACCTATTGAACATAATAATACAGGGTCACCTTTAGAAGGTATATCTGTCACAGTTCTAAATAAAGGAAAATATCTATATTCTTCACCAGCTGAACCCCTTCTCTTATAAAGTTTATCAGATATATGTGGAATAGCTATTATAGAATTTATTGTGTTCTCTCCACCATATCTTAAACTCTCTTTAGAATGAACAACTTCTATTACATATCCAGGAACGAATTGTAAATAAAATGGAACATCTTGTTCTTTCCCAAGAAATCCTCTAATACTATTACCGGGTATTGTTGCAAATATTGAACCCATTCTTAATTATCCATAAAATCTTTTTTAGTTTTTAATGTATCATCTTTAATCTTAGTCAATCTATCACTTTCATTTTGTAAGTCTTGAACTGAATCTTGAAGTGTAGACATCAATTCTTCTTTCTCTGAATCTGATAATAACATACTTTCGTCATCTATTCCACCAGTAGATTTAGATATAATTCTTTGTAATACACCAGCTAGTTTAACAAGATGTTCATCGTTCTTAATTGAAACTTCCATATATTCTTTTATGATTGGAGCGATGATAACGACATCATCAATCGTTGTGATAAAACCATGTATCTCTGATATTAACAAATCAATCTGTAGTTTTTTCTTGTTGGTGTTTTCGTAGATGTCTTTTGTTAAGTCTTGAAAGGTTTTACCTTCAAATATTTCATTGTTTTCTGACATTATATTAACCTCTCCTAATTAGGTATAATTATTCATATATAAATATTGAAATATCAAAAATTGATGTAAAATAAAAAATCCTACTCGTTAAAGTAGGATTTAGTATTGGGATGATGTTTATTTGTGTTTTAAAAGAATTTAGATTTATCTTTACCGATTGTACCAGTTTGTTCAAACTCATTCAAAATTGTTTTATATTTCTTCTTGAACACATTAACAACTTTTGTAATATGTGAAGTATTTACATCAGTCATTTCTCTGATAAGGATGTATAATGATTTCTTATTAAAGTTTTCAATTTCATCTCTTTGTTTAAATAATTCAATAATTGAATATGCTACAGCTATATCTTTTCGTTTCTTAAACATATGTGGAATGTTCGCTTCAAAATAAATAATCATTTCTTCTGTCAAATCTTCAAGATAATGTTTCTTACTATCTGAAATTGGTTTATTATCAAGAACACTAATATCAGAATGAGATTTAAGTTTCTTGTAGTTGTTATTGTTATGAAGAATAAGATAATTCTTCGCCACAACTGAAAAGTAACTGAATGCTTTTGAACCTTTTGTATGGTCATACTTATGCATATTCATAACAAGAAAAGAAACAACTTCAGCTTTCACATCAACAAATGGAGCATCAAAGTAACTGAACTTAAATGTATTGATAATATTCTCAGCGAGTTTATCAAAAGCTTTATGGATTTCTTCTTGATAAATCTTATTTTTTTTAGATGGTCTTTCAGTTTGATTATATCTTACGATAGCATCTTGAACATCCAATCCGAAATATACTTTTTTATTCTTAGCTGGTTTTCTTCCGGGTTTCTTTTTTGGTTTTCCAGCTTTAGTCAGTTTCACATCTTTATCTTTTTTAGTTGCCATCATTGTTTTCCTCGTTTTCAAATATATTATCTAATTGTAATTGTAATTGTTTTAATTCTTCAAAGAAAAAACCTGTTTCATCATCGGATTCATAATGACCAGATGAGTCTACTAATTTCATTCTTTCAGATGCATAACTAATTATCTGTTGGAATTGTATAATCAAATCTTCATATTGAGTTACTCGTCTTAAAGAGTAAAACAATAATGTAGATGATACTACACTAATCAAAAAGAATAATATAAAAAATATCCACCACATACTCTATCTCCTACGCGAATAGTTCATCGAACTTCGCTTTCATGTTATCTACTGTTTCTTGTTCCTTCTTTGTCTTTGGAACTTTTGTATTAACTACTACTTGTTCTTCACCGGCGTGTAACCATTGTTCGTATTCAATACGAGTTGTAGTCATATCAGCTTGATGAAGAATATGCTGCATATTAGATTTCAATTTCTTTTCAGGAGCATATGATTTAAGATATTGTACATTACCGTCATCATACATTCCATCAGTTAATTTAATTCCAATAAATTCATTTTCAGTCATTGTTATACCATATTGATTTAGAATCCATATACCTCTATCAGGTGGAGTCATAAATTTTAAGTTAGGATTGTTTGTATAAATCTTCCCTTGATTTTTTCTATGCCACTCTGATGGATTAGGTATATAATGGTCTTGTTCTAAATCACCGACCTTACCTAAGTCGTGATGTATCGCTGCGAAGATAAGTTCTTCTTCTGTATAGTCATCTACATAAGCACCATTGTCTTTCCATAATTTATAAAACTCTTTTGAGTAATGTACGATATTTAAAATATGTTGAACATAGCCACCTGGATGGCAATTATGAAAATGTTCTTGACCAGAGGCTGGTGCTATCATCATTCTATCTTGGAAATCATTATACATCTCTAAAAGTTTTTCTTTTCGTTTACTATTAAAGGTGTCTTCGATAAGTCGAATTAGTGTTTTCCAATTTAGTTCTATTTGTTCTGCTGTTAGTTTCATTTATTCTCCTATTAAAAAAATGTGTGTAGTGTATTTACTTGTGATTCCTTTTTCGTATTACTCATCTTAGCATACAATGGTTTATATTTTTCAAACACCCTTCGTGGGTCATCACTCTTTACCATCTCATCAATTGAATGCATCATCTTATAAACATCATTCGATACTGCTTGTTGAAGAATAAAGTCGTGGCCATAGACAATACTTTCAAGTCTATGAATCACATCTCTGAAGAATTGGAAGTTATGTAATCTCATACCATAACTATATGCTCCTTCTGTTCCTACTGTTTGTTTAACATCTCGGAAATCAACATGCTTTGATAATTCTGTATCAAAATCTGTTACGAATGGAAATGTTGGATTCTCTAATGATACAAACTCATCTACTAATTCTTCGTGATTAGCTTCATTAGGAAATCCTATAGCTTCCCAAGTACCTCGTTTCAAACTATAACCCATATAGTAAGTTCCAAATACTACGGCTCTATCTGGTGATGAACTATCAGTTGTTACTACAATATCAGAACCTATTTCTTCAAGAGATTTCTGTAATTGTAATAATAATAAAAAGTAAGTAACTCGTGAAGTACCTAATATATGAACATATTTTACATTTGGATTGTGATGTTCTTTACCATTTAATAATACCATTAATCCTGATAAGAACTTATAGTAACTAAAACCGGAACCACCTATAGCCCAACCTTGAAATGGAAATTGTTTAACTTCATCATACCATCTACTATATTCAATTTCATCTGCTCCCTGTATAACATTCATATAATCAGTTGTACCTGTTTGATTATCAGCGAAGTATTTAAAGTTCTCTTTACTTAATTGTAAACACTCATCAAACTTACCATCATATTTAAGTCGAGGTGGAATATCTAAATTCATAGCTACATCTGAATTTTTCTCTAGCCAATCAAATGATTGTTTAGTCATCTCCGGTTTCCATTTAATGGCTCCGGAACAAATCTGATAACCACCTGAATCACCCATAATTAAATTCTTACTCGTGAACCCCATATCATTATAACAATCTGGATAAGAACGAATCAGATGACCAGCAGAAAGAAGAAATTCATTATGTCTAAATTGTTCTGGAAATTCATCTGAATAAAATCTAATTGGGAATCCGTCTTGGAACTTGAAGTTCTTTCTTAATCCATCACCGAATGCTCCCACAGAAAATGATGGAAAGTATTTAAATTTACTACGCATTGTTTTTTTCTTCCTTTTCTACTAAATAATCTTGTATAGTTTCACTATCTTCTGTTTCCCAAGGGTACACTATCCATTTGTCTTTTTTATCCCACATCCAAAAGTCTGGTTTAGTTATTGATTGTGAATGATAATGAATTGTAAATAATATATTATGTTCATTATCAAAATCTTTTAATGTATTACCTGTATCAGCTATATCATCTACAACTAATATATTTTTTTCTGTTACTATTTTTCTATCATAGTAATTCATTAATAATGGTAAACCTAATTTATGTGATAACGAAACTGCTATCGGT